TACAGGATGGTCTGGATTAGATGAGTATTATAGGGTTTCACCTTCTGAAGTAACCGTTGTAACGGGTGTACCCAATATGGGCAAGAGCGAGTGGATGGATGCCCTGATGATTAATATGATTCAAGATTATGGATGGAAGTTCGGTATATTCTCAGCAGAGAACTTCCCAGTAAAACATCACCTTCTGAAATTAGTTGGTAAATTTACGGGGCAAGCGTTCTGGGGAGACGAGAGAATAGACGAAGAGACGGCACGTAACTCTATGGGTATATTAAACGATCACATTAAGTTCATTGGGACTCAGGAAGATTCTGTTACCATAGAGAGCATATTAGACCAAGCGAGAATATTAAACTTCCGTTATGGTTTGAATGGACTTATAATTGATCCGTGGAATACAGTTGAGCATAAATTTAGAGACTCAGAGAACGAGACTAATTATGTATCTCGAATCCTTGCGAGTCTAAATACATTCGCAAAGATACATGAGATTCACATATGGGTAGTGGCACATCCAAGAAAGATGGAGAGCGATAACAATAGAAGGGTGGTTGTACCCACACCTTACGATATTTCTGGCAGTGCCAATTTTTATAATAAAGCAGATAACTGCATAACGGTACATAGGCATAAAGATGACGATGAGGATTATGTCGGAATCCATGTACAGAAGGTTCGTTTCCAATATAAGAACGGATACACAGGAATAGGGAGATTGAGTTATAACATAAGGAATGGAAAGTATGGAGAATATTTCAAACAAGATGAAAAAGCATTATTTTAAAGCAATGGGGAAAATAAAAAACAAGCCTACAATGGACTATCGTATCAGAAGGATGCGGAAACGACTTCAGGAAGAGTTTGATGCAGTCTGGGTCAGGCATGAGAAAGGTGAGGTTACATTCGATGTATGGGAGAAGTCACTTAATAAATGGTTTAATGCGGAGTCAATATGAATTGCAAACATAATAATGTACATAGACGTGGAGTAAGAGACGGTAAGCAAAGAACGAGATGTATGGATTGTGGGGTATGGGAATCATCCTATACGTCCCCAGAGGGGATGAAGATTCTCTTATTCGACATAGAAACCACACCAATGGAAGTATTTGTGTGGGGTCTGTTCGGGAATAAATATATCCAACATGGCAATGTTATAAAAGACTGGAATGTTCTGAGTTGGTCTGCCAAGTGGTTGTTCGATTCTGATGTTATGTCTGACGTTCAAACGCCCAAAGAAGCCACGAATAGAGACGATAGAAGGGTTCTTGGGGGTATATGGGATTTAATAGACCAAGCCAATGTTGTTATTGCCCACAATGGTGATAAGTTCGATCTGAAAAAATTAAATACAAGATTCCACATGAACGGTTATCTACCCCCTTCACCATACCAATCAATAGATACTTTAAAAGTTGCCAAACGTAACTTCGCATTCTCATCTAATAGGTTAGATTATTTAGGGCAGATAATGACTAACAAAGGTAAGATAAGCACTAACTTCAAATTATGGACTGATTGTCTCGATGGGAATAAAAAAGCCTTAAACGAGATGCTGGCGTATAATGAAGAGGATGTCAGGTTGCTCGAAGAAGTTTATGTGGAGTTAAGACCGTGGATTAAATCACACCCAAATGTAGGAGTTTATATGGATGATGAAGTTTGTCCTACCTGCGGAAGTGAAGATGTACACCCTAATGGTGGTTATTATACGACAACGGCTAACAGATATGAGTCTTATCGTTGTGATGATTGTGGTTCTTTATCGAGGAAACTGGAGAGCGAACTATCAATGCAGGATAGAAGAAAACTAATGAGACCTTTGCCAAGATAACTCTTGGTTATTAAAGAAATATGGAGTAATATTGGCTATGGAAAAAGAATCATTTAACATTGAGTTCCCAGAAGATATGACTAAGGAAGAAATTGAATGGATAAAAGGGTATATATTTAAATTTCTTTCAAGACATTCGTGTACAATAGAGAAGAATAAAAATGCCGATGTTTAGAGATACAGGTAAGCAAAAAACAATCTATTGGTTTACAATATCGTGGGATGGATTCGATGAGTCTTCTGAAGGCTCCATGTCTTTTCCAAGAAATGAATACGATGATGCGGTGGATGGAATCAAATATTATCTTGATAAGTATAAAAATAGGGATGCCTATCTTAGTGGGTTCGCAATGGAAGACAGAACTTCCTCTAAGAACCTTATGACACCAGAATTTATTAAACAAGTAACAGGAGAATAAATGGAAAGAAATACCTTAAAAATAAAAGCCAATACGGATAATGTGGTTAAATTTCTTTACGATACACCAATCGAAGGAACAAATAGTTATGGTATGTACCACTTGTATGCCTTTGAGCATGGTGGTGAAGAGACTGGATTATTTGCCACAGATGCCCTACATGAAAAGTTGCGAAACTTCACTAAAGGGGATTCTATCAATATCCGAAAAGAAGAATATGAGGCAGGTAAATTCGGTTGGAATGTCGTACCAGAAGAAGGTACACCAATCAGAAACACACCCCCACCCCCAAGTGTAAGTGGCTCTTATAAAGCTACAACCACAGACGACAGGACTAAAGATATACATCGTCAGGTATGTCTGAAACTTGCCGTGCAATCTATGGGAGTTTGCGAGGAATTGAACTACGGTGAAGTTAAAGACCGTATGGAAAGCCTATTGAATGTTCTTGATGGCAAGAAAATACCTGAGAAGAAGGAAGACCTACCCTTTTGAAGAAGAGCCTGACTAAGAAACTCGACTTAGCGTGGAGTAGCAAAGTCCGTGAATATGGGATGTGTGAGAAGTGTCATAAAACATCTCCCTTAAATGCTCATCATTTCTATTCACGGTCAGTCAGGTCAGTCAGGTGGGATGTAGATAATGGATTTTGTCTATGTGTCGGATGTCATGTGTTTTCATCCAAGTTCTCTGCCCATAAAACACCCGCTGAATTTGTGGAATGGGCAATAGAGAAGCGTGGACAGGAATGGTATGATGATTTAAAAGGGAGAAAGAATTTAATAATGAAGTACAAAGACGGGGATGTTGAATCTTTACTTAGGAGGATGTTATGAAAAATAAAGTTAGAGATGGTCTTATGTCAATCTGGGGACACACCGAAATGGAATTAGCCCCCCTGACCAAAGCTGAACTTTTGGTGAAAATGGCAGATATTAGTAATATTGTCAATAGGTTGGTTGATACTGTAGACGAAGGGGAGTGTACCCATTGCGGTGATGTGTATATATGTGAACCATGTATGGATGATATGTGTTCGGCTATTGCTCCCTAAAGAGCAAGGTATGTCCATTCGCATCGGGTATATATTGTGGGTTCAAAACTGGGGAAAATCGTATAGAACTTATGAAAAAATGCCCATTGAAAGAAAAAAAGGTTAGAGTCGAGAGGATTTATGATAAAAGCACTTAAAGTAATTGGATTTATATGGCTAATGCAGGTAATCCTTGTTATAATGAGTTTACCAGCGTGGATATTATTAAAATTATGGGGATAATACTTAATAACGTGGTTGTAGAGAACGAATCAGGTTGTATATGAGTGTAATGTCGTGGTTGGCATTCCCCATAAAAATTTAGATAAGTAGATTGATTTTTTATTATGCCTAATCGCAAAGCAAAACAGAGAAAAAAATTGAAGGTAATCAAGAGAAAAGAGATTGCTGAGTGGAAAGCCAAGAAACGAAGGGAACGTAAGAATGAAAAAAAATGAGTTAATAAAATGTGAAATATGTATCCAAAGCGATGTTGTTGTAATTGAAGCATTAGAAGGGAGTGTCAGATGAGAACACAAACGATGTTAGAAGAAGGCGTTATGGTAAAGCCATTGGTTAGCAAGTGTAACTTTTGGAGAGTGAATCTTGAAGATGGAATAACCATCCGATTAATGATAAAAGAAGATGTGGAAATAGCCTTATCTAATGGGTGGTGTGAGTTGGTATGAAGGAAACAGAATATCTTAAAGGGGAATGAAATGAGCTATTATAACACCAACAAATTGGCAGGATTCGACTTAAAAGAAGCAAATCGCAAGGCATCTACCCAAGAAGATAGGATTCTACACTTTTTTGAGAGGAATCGGGGGAACAGATATTCACCAGAAGATATACAAATGTATTGCCAGATGGCAACCCGACCACTAACTTCTGTACGCAGGGCAATAACGAACCTCACAAGTAAGGGTCATTTGCGGAAAACCAACGACATGAAACTGGGACTTTACGGAAAGCCTGTTCATACATGGGAGTGCGGAGTGAGGAATCAGAATGAAATTTGGTAAACGTAGGGAGCATAAAGATGCGAGTCGATGACTTTATAAAATGGGCTAAGTCCATGCAGGAAGAAGAAAACCGTATTATGCTCGACAAGGGTAAGGAGTATACGGTCAGTGATGAGGATAAGTTTAAGAATTTCAAGAGCATAGCAGATAGAATTAACATATCATCTGAGCAAGTTGCATTAACCTATTTATTAAAACACATGGATTCTATAAGAAATTACGTCTTAACAGGTACAGAGTCATCTTCAGAGCCTATTATGGGCAGGATACAGGATGCCAGAAATTACTTACTTCTATTAGGGGGTATCATTGAAGAAAGAATGGAAAAAATCTGATTCTATCCAATGGGTAATAGATGCCCTCAGTAATCAGGTTATCGAGAAGAAGGAGAGAGAGAACCACAAATATGATGAAGTGAGGGCAGACCAAGACTTGAGTTGGTGTCCTGTTTGTGAATGTAAATGGGAGATATTTGAAGGTAAGCTATGGTTTTCAGTAGATGAACCTTTATGGAAGATGGCTATATGTCCAGACTGCACTGCCGAGTAGAGAATGGTATAATAATAACCCCTACTGTTGAAGTAGAGGATGGGGAATATTATTTCACAC